GTTCAAGGTAAACGATTTAATTGAGAAATCAAAAACATTGAAGTTCCCAATGATTGTGAATCGAGATGAGGATGCGCTTAATAAACTTGAACAACTGACAGCATTTTTACACATTAAGAAAATTGGTTTTGAACATAGACAGTTGGAATGTTTCATTCCCACAAAATTTAAAATAAAAGATTTGGATGTGGAATCTGACATCTTCAAACAGATAATCAACATCACATCCATTTATCTTCATGATAATTATAATGAATTGATTGGTTATACGATCATAGATTACACAAAATTAATAAGCGTAGAACACTATGATGTTCTTAAATTTCATGCAATTGAAATGCAAACAATAACAAATTAATAAAACAAACATTATGAGCGATTTTTTAGAAAACTTAAAAAAGTCTGTTGATGAAGGTACATTTAATTCCGAGGCAGCAAAAAAAATTAACACTGTCGATGAATTGGCAGAGGAAAAATTAGAGGAAAAATCAACAGGAGAGATTGATGAGGCACTTCATGAAAGAGTATTTGCTGGGGGAATTAGAACAGTTGATGAAGATGAGGTGGCAAAATTGAACTCCGAGTACGAAGAGAAGATGAAGGAACGTGCAAAGGAAGAAATTCTTTTGGCTACTGTGGTGTCACTTATTGATGAAGATGAGGCACTTGAAGAGAAATTAGATTCTCTGGCAACCTACATTGAGAAATTAAGAGATAAGCATCCAGTTACCGAGGATGAAACAATTACTATACTTCACGCAAAGATGGATGAGCTTGAAAAGAAATACGATTTGAATAAATCTATCGCAGGATAATATATGCCAATTATATTAGAATGTAAATCCCCTCAAATTGAGGGGATTTTTTATTATATAGTATTTATAGAAAATGTTTCATAATGAAAAGTTACAATATTCGATTTCCGTTAAAAGATGACTACGACAAAAAAACGTATTTTCAGTTAAATCAAATAACGAAAGATGCGTTTAGTTCTGACCTCTTGTTACTGTTATTGACGGAGAAGGGAGAGAGATATTATGAACCAAAATATGGAACGAATTTATTGAAATACATTTTCGATCCAAACGATGAGTTAACAGCACAAGACGTTGAACAAGAAATTAAAAGAACAGTATCATTATATATTCCAAGCCTAACAATAAAATCTATTGACTTTAATAGATTGGTTGATGATCAGGGAAATCCAATTTCGGAAAATCAATTGAATGTGCATATAAAATTCACCTATTCTGAAGATGCCTTTAGTGAGAGTGGTGAGTTAGATTTAAATTTTTAATTAAAAAATTATGGCGACAACAACAACAAATCCCGTACAATACGGAAACAGAACATTTAGTCAGATTAAGGGTGACTTAATTGCTTTGATTAAACAGCAATATCCAGAGGTTTTAAGCGACTTCACCGACTCAAGTGTAGGTGCTATGCTTATTGACTTAAATGCTGGTGTTGGTAATAATTTGGCTGTTAATACTGATAGAGCATTCCAAGAAACACAACTGGAATATGCACAACAAAGAGATTCGATTCTTAATATTGCAAAAAACATGGGATTCAATATCCCTGCACGTAGACCATCTGTAACTGTTGTTGATTTCACAGTGACTGTTCCTGTGAATGGTGACAGACCTGATGAAAGTTATTATCCAGTTCTTTCACCCGGGGCACAGGTTATTGGTGCGGGGAAAGTGTTTGAAACTCAAGACACTATTGATTGGAACACAGCAGTAAGCAGCTTGGGTGATCCCAACAGATCAATAATCCCCAACTACGACCCAAACGGTATCATTGTAAGCTATAACGTCACGAAGAGAGAGGTAGTTCTTAACGGCTCAACAAATATTTATAAAAGAGTTATAACACCAACAGACGTTAAACCATTTTTAGAGATCAAACTTCCTGATCCAGATGTGATCGAAATTGAGAGTGTGATATTATTGGAGGGAACTAATTATAGTGCAAATCCACCAATGTCTGATTTTTATGATCCTAATGTGAGATATTATGAGATGGATTATTTGGCACAACGAAATGTTTTTCTGGAAAATCCAAACGCAGCAATTAATAGTGGGAGCCAACAGAATTTAGATAGACTTATTGCAGCTAAATGGTTTAGTACTACGAAAAAATTCATTAAAGAATATACTTCAAATGGTTTTTGTGTTATGACTTTTGGTTCTGGTGATTCAGAATCACAACCATTCGAGGAAGGGTTCTTGAAGGAGGGTGTAACCAACAGACAATTTTTAGATAACTTTTTAAATAACACTTCTCTTGGAGAGCAATTGATTGCTGGGCGAACACTCTTTGTTTTATATAGAACTGGTGGTGGTACGAGCACTAACTTAGGTGCTGAATCATTAAATAAATTAGGTGCGTTTCAAATAAGAGTGGCTGGTGCACAAGCAAACCTTAATCGTGAGGTAGAACGTAGTTTAACAGTAAACAATCCCATTCCAGCAATCGGTGGTAATGATGGATTAAGTACAGAACAAATAAGAAATCTCATTAAGTATAATTTTTCTGCACAAAATCGTGCAGTTACGCTTACAGATTATTTAATGCAAGTGTATAAAATGCCCGGTAAGTTTGGTTCACCATTCAGAGCAAATGCGTACAAGGAAAACAATAAAGTAGTTATCCCAATGCTTAGTTTAGATGCAGAGGCTAAACTTTCAAACACCAGCAATACATTGTTGAAGGAAAACCTAACTGAATGGTTGAGTGGTTTTCGTATGGTGAATGATTATGTTGAGGTTAAGGATGGTAAAATTTTTAATCTTGCATTTGATATTGATGTGTATGTTGAAAACATTTCAGATACAGCAATTGCAAACAATATCATCACTACGGTTCAAAACGCTTTCGATGTCAATAACCATGAAATGAACACTGATGTTTTCTTAACGAATCTCGAAAATGTGATTTCGGAAATTAATGGGGTTGTGAATGTTATCGAGATTAAAGCGTATAATAAAGTGGGTGGTCAATATTCAAACAATGCAACCTCACAAGAAATTTTAAACACAACTACTGGTGAAATATTTAAAATCAATAACACTCTGTATTCAACAACAGATTCAATGTTTGAAATTAAATATCCAGAAAAAGATATTGTTGTGTTGTTGAGAAAAAAAGTTGGTGATGTGTAATGGAATTATTGAAGAAGGTAATAAAGCAAGCATTAACTACTGGGACAACTGAGAGTTGTACTGGGACGTGTCGGGTAATCATACCCGATCTTAGTGCTGTCTATCACATTACCTTTTTATTGACCGCAGAGAAGCACGATTTTGGTTTCTTTGATCCGTACATTGAAGAGGTTGCGCCAGCACCACCAACTGGTACTCAATTCACAGATTCAAACGATGATGTTTTTGTGGATAATAATAATGATATATTTATAGAATAAAATTATGGCAGAAAAAAAATTATTTGGGGTAGCACAGGAATCAACACCGAGCGATACATCATTAAACATTGCATATGGGAGTGGTACGGTATTAGCAAAAAATATGACTCTTGCAAATTTAAAATCGTGGATTGTTGGTGGTGGTGGTCTTGCAAATCAAGTCGTAATGGAAATTGGTCCTTGGGATATGAATGATGATTCCTTCGGAGACCCATCCACAACAATTAATGTTTTGAATCCAGCAGGTGATCCTGTTTTATTGTCAAAAATAAGAGGATTAAGTAGTGCAATAATTTTCAATAATGCTGGAAGTGGTGCATGGGAATTTTTAGGAGATGTTGATGGTACTGTTGGTACAGCACCAGTAGCCTTTTTGGGAATATCTGGTGGATATGCACAACTTGCATTATTTGCGAGAGTGGGTGGCTTTTTTCAAACAACATCGGTTTTTTCTGGAACCGCAACTAATCGTGGGTATGTGGTAATAAATTATGCATCATAAGATGGCAACAATAGAATGTGAAGGTAAAAGTAGGTTGGCTGAGTTAAGGAAATACGCTATAAGTGGTGGCATTTCCAATATGTATTATACGTCAACTGGTAGTGCATCGGATGGTGTGAATGTAAGCCTATCTGATCTCAATGTCTATCCACAAATAGTTGTTTACTATGTGGGTGGCATAACCTATAAGGATATTATATATGGTAATGCTGAAGACACCACCTTAATCACATACGAACCACAAGGTTATTCCTCTCCAGATTTCATAGATGCACCAACATACAAAGACCCTAATAAGAGTCAGATTGTACAGAATCCAAAAGTATATAATGATGTATTTATAGTAAGACAAGAGTTATCGGCATTCGATAAAAATTATAAATTAAAAGACGTTAAAAGTTTGGCTGCGTTGAAAACATATGCTTCTGGACGATATTTTAACATAGTAAGCAACTCATAAGTTATGGCAGTAGGCACATATGGTACAGTAAGACCCTCAGACGTTTCGATAGATGATATTGAAATGTATTATACGTATGTCCCAACAAGGGAAACGAGTACGAGTACAGTGATTAAGCTAAATGCAACATCATTTTTATCGTATAACTATCTACCTGAAGAGGATCAAATCGAAGATAATGAAAATTTGTTGGAGGGATTATATAATATGCAATTGCCAGCAGCCATTTTCAATCAGCTTGGAATTTATAACATCTATCTCCGACCCAAAGTAGAGTACACTGTGATCATCGATTGTAGTGTGTTAGCTTCATTACCGAGTGTTAAGGGGATCGTGATTGATATGTATTCAATTCCAGAAAAATTAAGAGCGAACAATGCATTACAGGGATATAAGATTGAGTATCTTAATGATGATGGAACTAAATTGAGAAACGTGACACGCTATGTGGTGACAGCTAACAAGGTAGTGCCAGTTAGTACAAACGTTGGGACCACATCACAGAGGGCAATTCGTTATCGTTATGATGATTCAGGTACATTGTTGTTCTTGCAATTAACACCGAGTAGTGCCACTGATGTGAAGCCAAATGTGCAACCATTCATTGGAAACCCGGGTCAAACGATTTTAGTTTCAAATACAAACTTCTCTCCAATAGCAATTGAGGTTGATTTAGTTGAGAACACAATAGAGACTCTGGCTGATTATGTAGCTGGTGAACAAATTAAGGATGTTGATAATGGTATCTTAACATACTTTGATAAGAATAGAGTTATCCTAAAACAATTTGATCTGTTTGAGGTTAAGGATGAGGTGGGTACTGTCCCAACTCATGAGGTTAAGGAAGAGAGGGAAACCATTGATGAGACTCAAAATTTCGATAATGTAACTGATGGAATTTAGTAATTGTGAGGTTCATGTTTTTAATTAAGAAAAATCCCAATATATTATATTGGGATTTTTTATATTACCGTATTTATATGTAAACGTAAAGATTGTGGCAAAAGTAAGAGTTGTAAAAAATAATCTCGACCAAAACCTTAATGGTGATGCATTTTTAAATTCAACATCACAAACAATATTTCAGTTTGGTAGATTCAGAATGACTTCCAATTTCGCTGGGAGAACACCTATTGATTATACCAAAGAATTAAGCACGTTTGTGGTTCCTGTTACTTTAGAAACATTAAACCTAACAGAAGTTGAGTCAGAAACTGTTAAATTTACAACGGAGAATGCCGTCTTAAATTTGGATAAGTCAGACTTAAACACCTTCACCAAGTTTGGTTCTGCGTATGAGTTCTTACGTGTTTCAATTCAAAATATTATTCTTGCCTACCCCGGTTCTTTATTTGTAAATTCACAAGCACAACATGGTGGTAACTACACAATCTATGACTTCACATACGATCAAGTAGAAAACATTAGTAAATTTAAAATACCTTCACAATTTACAGTCAACAAATTTAATTTAGTTTTCAATCGTGGGAACACAAGTACTCCTGATGATAATGAATTGAAGAATTTAAATCTGTCTTATTACAAGTACATAGTGTCCTCATCTCTCGATCCCGAAGAAAATAGTCACATCATTATTGGTTTCACTGGTGATACTTCTGCAACACCATACCTTATGGTAGAGTGTGTGGGTAATCCATTCCCTACCCTAACAACCCAAATAGGATATTTCGATATTCATTTAAAGCCAAACACAAGACAGTTTAATGACTTTAGATTGGCACTTACTGATTATGAAAAATATATTGTATCAAATAGAAAAGGCACAGATGGGTTCGCTTTCACAATGAAAGAACCTAAATTGTTGGAGAATGGTGATATTAAATATGGTGATAGAAATATTCTTTGGACAACAAGTGATGGTTATAATATTGATACTGGTTCAGCAAGTTATCGTTCATTCTTAGAGATGGTATTAAAGATTGGTGCTAAATATGATCAAGTTAAAACCGATTTGATTGCAAGATTTTTAACACCAGCAGCACTACAAACTTACGATTTAACTGATGATAAAAAAGTTAGTAAATTGTTGAGGATATATGGTGCGGAGTTTGATCAGTTAAAAGAATTTATTGATTCTCTCGTTTATATTAATAGAGTTACATACGATAAGAAAAACAATTTACCTGATCAAATTGTTAGTAACCTTGCCCGTGTATTTGGGTGGGATTATATCCAATTGGTAAAGGAAGAAGAATTAATAAATTCGTTATTTGAAATTGCTGAACCAGAAAGAAGACTTGATGAAGATTTAACACCAGCAGAGGTGGACATTGAATTATGGAGAAGAATTTTAATTAACACAAATTATTTTTGGAAATCAAAAGGTACTCGTGATGCAATCAAATCGATGTTCCTATTGATTGGTATTCCAGAACCATTCATTAACATCACCGAGTATGTTTACACAGTGAATGGTCGTATTGATCCACGTACTGTTTCATTAACACTTGACGATCTTCCTTCAGCATCTTTACCTTACGATGAAGATGGTTATCCAATTGCCCCTGTCGAAACACCAGATTTCTTTTTCCAGATTTCAGGTAATTCAGATAGTGGTCAGGCATACATGAACAACTTCCGCAATGTTGGGTTTGATTTGATGATGCAAGTCGATAATAAAAAATCTTGGATTGAGGGAGGTTCATTATATAGAAACCATTACTCATCACCAACATATTATCAAAAAGATAGTCAGCTTGTTCTTAATACAAAAGAAGTGGTCGTTGCACTTGACACTGCACAAGGGATTGAGTATGATGTGTGGAGATATATTAAAGATGTTGATTTCCCTGCGAACTCATCTGGATTCACATTACCATTTAACTATGTTAACCTATCTTTGGGATTAACAGGTTCGTCACAGAGTATTTTTGAATTACCTGATTTACCAGAAGGTGGGGTTGAAGTGAGATTTAACGGACTTTTATTAAATACGGCAGATTATTATGATGGCAGTGGAACAACAAAAGGAATCCCGATGTCACCGGGACCAGACCAAAAATATCACACCGATTACGACATCACTGGAAAAACCATTCAAATATTTACAGGTGCTGCACAGGACGATGGCACAAATAGAGATGTTATTGAAGTGACATATGTTTATAAAGATGGTTCTGGTCTTTCCCAAGTGACTGTGAAGTATGTTGTGGTGCGAATAGCACCAAATCTATTAGGTACAACAGTTCCGTTGCCTGAAATACCACAAGGAGATATACAGTTAACAATTAATGGTGTTGCTGCGACAAAAGGAACTTCTCAATTTAATGCGGATTATATTGTGAATCCGAATGATCCACAAGAGTTGATAATTCAAAATCCTGATCTCATTGCATATTTTGCAACAAACCCATATACACAAGTTGCGTATATCTCTGTTACAGGAAGCACTGACATCTATGCTCGTAGTGAACTTGCAAGAGTTGATAGTCTTTGTGGTGGTAAAATATATTACAACACCAATGCAAATAAGACTGTTGTAACTATGAACTATAAAATCATTAACCCTAAGAGTGTTAAGATTTTAGTGGATGGTATTGCTCTTGAACCCGGTACGGATTATACTGTGAATCCCAATAACCCATATGAGGTTTATCTTCCACCAAACATCAATCTTGGTAGTGTGATTAGTTCATATTATGTGGTGGGTGATAGTGCAGCGTTTGATCCAATTATTGATGGTGGGTTCGGTCTTGGTGATATAAGCAATCTTTCATTCTTAGAATTTATTGAATTGGTTCAGAGAAGATTAATCAATGCCACAAATAGAAAGACAATAACAGACTTTAAAGGTGGGTGGTATCCAACATTATTAAAACTATATACAACATATTTACATAGAAGTAATTTAGATGATGATGATCCGTTGAAGACTAATGGATACACATTCGAAAATCTATATCCATTCTTAAATAAGTACAATGCTTTCTTCCAGAAATTTGTGGATCAGTTATTAGCTGCGACAATCATTCAAAGAAAGGGTGGACTTTTAATTAGAAACACAATCTTCACCAAACAGAAATTCACATATAAGAGGGGCGTGAGTTTTGATATGGGTTTGGATTATTTCGGAGATGATGGTGCAACAAATTTAAAGAGACCATTATATCAAGATGCCGAGTGGACAGACGATGTTGTTTGTATTGTGGATCAGTGTGATAATTTTGTGGTGGAAGATATTAATGTGACATATGATATAACGACAACTACAACATCAGCATTTCCATATACACCTCAACTATTCATTGATGATGGTGAACCAGAGTTCTTCACTGGGTCTGGTGGAAATTACGAAGCACAAACAGTTTATGATTTGAGATTTGTTAATGACATAATACCCAATTATTCAATAACAATGGACCTTAATTTTGATATTAGTTTATACATTAATGTTGGTTTTGGTGTTGTTCTTTCTGTGGCAGAAATTGAGGTTAGAAAAAATGGTGGTACAATTTGGACATATTCAGAGGGTAAATCAGATAGTTCAGGAACAGATAATTATACACCAACCAAAGAAGTTACGCTTGTAGCAGGAGATTCTATTCAAATTGTTGTTTATCAATTAGTACAAAATGGTAATATATCTTTTAACAGTGCAACTTCGACTGTGATATTCACACCAGATTATTTAGGGGCAGTTGTTTCTCCGAATGGCAGTATATTAACATGCACACCAACTGGAAAGTCTGTAATTCTAAGTAAATTAGGTGCTAATGTTGGTACAATAAATAGACAAAATTTATAATGAGATGAAGTTTATAATAGCAATACCAGAACATAATTATTATCTGTGGCAAATGTTAGTCCAGATAAACAATTTAAATAAAATGGGTTATGCCGAAGATACAATATATGTTATGGGTAAAACAAATAATTCGTGGGGAAAGGTAGCGAATAATATTATTGGGAAAACTAATGTGGGGTGTGATTTTTATCAATTTAATGATAAAAGAGAAGACTTTACATATTCTTCTTCAATGAGACCTCACATTTTGAAAAAATTGTTTGAATTGAAACCTGAATTGAAAAATGAAGCTATCTTCTATCTCGATCCCGATGTAATATTTAAAAAGAAAATTAGATTTAATGATATTGAGAAGAATGATGTTTGGTATTTAAGTGACACTCGTTCATATATTGATTCGAAATACATTAAGAGCAAAAGTGATGAATTATTCAAACGCATGTGTGACGTTGTTGGAATTGATCCGAAGGTGGTGGAAGAAAATGATCCACATGCTGGTGGGGCACAATATTTTATGAAGAATGTTACAGCAGAATATTGGGGAAAGGTTGAACGTGATTCAGTTGAATTATATAAATTGATGATCAAAACCCAACACCAATACAACCCCGATTTTCCAATACAAGCATGGACTGCAGATATGTGGGCAGTTTTGTGGAATGCATGGTTGGCTGGTCACGAAACAAAAATTATTAAACGATTGGATTTCATGTGGGCAACTGATTCTATTACAAAGTGGGACAAGACAAGTATTTATCATAACGCAGGGGCAGTTGGTGAAGGTGATGAATTGTTCGTGAAGACCAGATATCAAAAG